TCCATTACGTTCATTAATATAATGAATTTCTTTCCAATTAGAGTTTGATTTTAATATTCTTCTTATTTCTCTACACTTTGAAACATTAACATCATCTAAGGCAATAAATTTTGTACATCTTTGAAATAACAATACGAATTCATAGTAAGTTGTAAATTCTCCACCATCTAATAAAAGAAAATCAATTTCGGCAGGTATTTTATCTAAGACATTCGGTGATAAATTAATATTTTGAATATCTAGATTATGCCATCTTCTGAATTCAGAATTTCTTAAAAGTTCAGGGAAAATTTGTTGGATGTTTATAATATCAGAACTTCTTATTACACTACCCCATAAGAAATTACATTTTTCTGTTGTTAACGATAATAAATTATTTTTTGCTATTTCTAGTTTTTCTTTATTTGTTTCTAGGGTGAAAAAATTAGTAGTAGTATTTCCTTGTAAGGCTAATAAAAAACAACGACTACTTCCTAACCCATTCCATGTCCCAATTTCTACTACATTTTTTAAATTATTTTCTTTAACATATTTTATTAACGTTTTTCCAACTAAATTATTTGGTGTTATTTGGCCAGTATTATTATTTAGAAAATCATTTTTATCATTGGGACACCACATTTTTATATTTATCTAATAAATCTTTCCAATAATTTAATCGCAATTTATCTAAATATTTCGAAGGATTAAAATTATTTAGTAATTCTTGTGTTATATCAGACCAATTTTTCACAATCAATACAGGTAATCCTTCAAACATACGATCTAAGGGAGATGTTTTTATAATAGGAATACATCCAAGCGCCAAAGATTCCCATGTTCTATGACAATCTAATCCATTGCCATGTGGAGAAATAACATATTTATATTGGATCATTTTATTCCAGCAATTAATTCGTTGAGTTTTCATAGGTTCATAAAACATTAGAGAATGTGGAATTTGTGAATAAGCTTCAATTCTATCTTTGCCATATCTTGTATTCATTAAAAAATGAAAATTTCCATAACATTTTGGAATTCTATCTAATTGAATTCTAGATAAATTAATCAAATCTTCTTCTTGTTGAGAAAGACATTGATGAGATCCCCATGAATGTTTTTGTTGTAATCCAAATTTTAAATTAGATCTACGAATATTTCCTAAAGTATGAAAATCTAATCCAATAGGTAATTGTTTAAGTTTTTCTGATGGTTCTGTACAATTTTGTGAATACCAACAAATTAATAAAGGATGATCTAAAATTATGTGTGATTCATTTCTAATATCTTCAGGAACTGTTGTATCTGAATCACCTGAAACTAATACAAATGGAAATTTTATATTTGGAAGGTAATTTAAAACAAAATTATTTAAAGCTGTCGGATGGCAATAAATAGTTTCTCCTTTACGAGAAGGATAAGTTAAAGGAATTCTTCTAGATTCGGATTCAGGATTAGATATTTTATGATCACATATAGCAATTAAACTACGAGAAGCAACAAAATACATTATATAAAATGAATTAATATTTTTTAAGCATTTAACTAATAAATGTCACTTGAGATTATTATGGGTCCAATGTTTTCAGGTAAGACTACTCATGCTATTTCATTTATTCGTCGTCAAAAATTTATTGGAAATTCTATTCTAGCTTTAAAACCTATGATTGATACAAGATATTCTTCAGACGCTAAAATTGTTTCACATAATAAAGAAGAAGTTTCATGTTTACTATGGGATCATGAAACTCCTCTTGAATTCAAAGATGAATTTCTCTCCGTAAATTCTATTATTATTGAAGAAGCACAATTCTTTAAAGGTCTTCTTGATTTTATTAAAATAGCTCTTCTAAAATATAAGAAAAATATTCTTGTTGTTGGTTTAGATGGAGATGCTCAACAACAAAAATTTGGTGAAATATTGGATTGTATTCCCTACGCATCAAATATACAAAAATTAAATGCTCTTTGTCTAACATGTAAAGATGGAACATTTGCACATTATACGAAAAAACTTGTTTCTGATTCAGAACAAATTGATGTTGGAAGTTCAGAAAAGTATATGTCTGTATGTCTAAAACATTTACTTTCCTAAAAAACAATGTATTATAAATATTTTATTGATTTTATAGGAACATTAACTATTTTATATGCAAAAATTCATACTGATGCTAATCCAGCTATAATGGCATTAGTTTATTTTGCTATGATTTATATAGGTAAAGGAATTACTCATGGATTTTTTTCACCTTTAGCTGTATTTGTTCAATATTCTCTAGGTAGAATGAATACTACTGAAGCAATGTATTATTTATTAGCTCAATATTCTGCTGCTACATGTATTATTTTAACTTTTATTCCAATAAAGACTTTCATACAACGAATTATATAATAACAAATGAGTATTTATATTTGGATTCCTGATTCTAAATTACGCATGGATATGCAAAGTCATTTTTTTAATCGTAGATGGACTGATTCAGGATTAGATTTACTAAGTCCTTATTATAATCTTGATTTCACTACCGGTAAAATTGGTATAGAAATCAAGACTGGAATGTATTTTGCCGCATTAGATTCTGAAGAAAATCCTGTTCCTTATCTCCTTATTGTTCGATCATCTACAAGTTTGACTCCACTAAGACAATCAAATAATATTGGGTTGGCAGATGCTGGATATCGTGGTGAATTAATTGCAAGAGTAGATTGTATTAATCCTATGCTAGATTCATATGAAATTCCTTATGGACGAAGACTCTTTCAAGTATGTCAATATAACTTTTTGCCTTGGAAGAAAATTGTATTTGTGAATTCATTGGAAGAATTGCCTGCTGCGCCTGATTCTAGGAATTTTGGAGGTTTTGGTTCTACTGGGTTTTAGTCCGCCTTTAAGTTTAGGCATATTAACTTTGAAATGAAATGAATCTGCTTCTTCTTTACTAAACGAACATTCTTTTGAACCATAAAATACAGCACGACGAGTAGTTCTACCTTCTGGGACTTTTCCACTATGTTTTTTTAAAACATGTTGACGTGATATATATTTTTTTGGATTTTTTAATACAATTGTTTCCATAAATGGTCCAGAAGTCTTTTTCTTTCTATTTATATATGCCTGTGTTATGTTATCCATAACAAATTCTAATACATTTTTTTTAACACCATTAATAGTAATTTTATCATAAAAATCTTCTGTATCCAATGGATTCCATTCAACAACATTAATGGAATTCAAAGCATTTGAAGGATTTCTTGTATTCTTAACATTATCATCAACAAGAATACAATTTCGCATAGAAAATTGTTGACTTTTATATTTACTACATATCCATCTTAAATCTTTATCTCTTGTATTTGTTTTATCATATGTATCAGGATAATTTTCCATTCCCCATTCAATAGATTCTTCTACATGTTCATCACCTAAAACTAGTTTAAATTTTATACGTTCTTTATCTGCTGGATTAACAATTTTCTTAATTTCTGTCTCAATTGTTTTCGCAACAATTTTAGCGTATGGAACATCCGACCAAGTCCATAAATTAACACTCTTAACAGAAGGATCCAAGAATAAAAATTTAAAATATTCTTTCCATTTAGGTCTCATTAAAAACACTGCTGAATTTGCAGGACCTTTAGCAGGATTAAAAATAATCTGTTTAACATTTTCTTCAAATTCTTCTCTTACTTCTTCATCCCATCCATCAAGAGTTTTTTTTACAGATGAAACATCCTGTGAATTTAAAAATGCTTCATCTATATCAAGAAAAACATTCATTAATTTAATACAAGTTTTTTTTGCGTCAAGGTCAAAATTCTCTGAAAATTTTTTTCTTGCTTCAAGGTATAAACACAAAATGGGTGGTGGTTTAATGCAACTTGTATCGTATGGTGCACAAGATATCTATATCTCAGGTAATCCTCAAATTACCTTCTGGAAAGTTCTTTATAAACGTCACACAAACTTCGCAGTAGAATCCATTGAAGTAACTTTCAATGGCCAAGCTGATTTTAATAGACGTGTAACTGCTGTAATTAATCGTAATGCGGATCTAATGTACAAGACTTACCTACAGGTAACTCTACCTCAAATTGATCTAACGGAGAGTACTGGTACGTTTACTGGTACCAGTCCCCCCACCGGTTACCGTTGGCTCAATTACATTGGTCACCGTCTAATTAACCAAGTAGAAGTAGAAATTGGTGGTCAACGTATTGATCGTCAATATGGTGATTGGATGCAAATCTGGACACAGCTATCTGTAGATCAAAGTATCATGCCCGCCTTCGAATCTCTAGTAGGCAACACCCACGATCTAGTACTAATGAAACGCTCAACTGGTCTACCTCTTGATAGTACATGCTCATCTTCTGAGACGACGGTATCTTGTGTACCTCGTAAAGGTACGCCTGCCAAAACTCTATATGTACCTCTCCAATTCTGGTTTTGCCGCAATCCTGGTGTAGCGATTCCTCTAATCGCTCTACAATACCACGAAGTGCGTGTGAATGTAACGTTCGAAACGTGGCAAAATTGCCAATATGCGGAATCATCTGTAGGTACACCTACAATTGCTCCTCAACAATCTCTAGCTGCGGCGTCTCTATACGTAGACTATGTATACCTAGATACGGAAGAGCGTCGTCGTTTCGCTCAACAATCCCACGAATACCTAATTGAACAACTACAGTACACGGGTGCGGAATCTATTACTTCTTCATCCAACAAAGTACAACTCAACTTTAACCACCCTGTAAAAGAACTCATGTGGGTAGTACAACGTGATTCTTTTGTTGATTGCTCTATAGCGACATGGCTAGCAACTGTAGGTGGTGCTCAACCTTTCAACTATTCCGATGATTTCTCAACGGATGGTATTATTACATCTCTACTAACTCAAGCTGGTGCGACGACCGCCGCCGCCTCGACTCCTACGGAAGGAATGACGCAAGTTCTTGGCCAAAATCCTCTACAAGGTACGGCTACGACTGGTCCGATGTATGGTGCGGATTCTGTAGATAGAGCTGGTACGTCTGAGTTCGATGCGGGTGTGAACTACCTACTCGCCAAAGTAATTCTTGCGTCTGGTGTACGTTGCGAAGGCAAGAACCCTGTAGAAGTAGCTAAACTACAACTCAATGGCCAAGATCGTTTTACGGAACGTGAAGGTGATTATTTCTCTAAAGTACAACCTTTCCAACACCATACGCGTTGCCCGTCTGAAGGTGTTAACGTATACTCCTTCGCTCTACGTCCGGAAGAACACCAACCTTCAGGAACGTGTAACTTCTCTCGTATTGACAAAGCTACTCTACAACTAACGGTATCTGTAAACACGGTAGTAGGTTCTAATACAGCCCAAGTGCGCGTATACGCTCTAAACTACAACGTACTCCGTGTAATGTCTGGTATGGGTGGTCTAGCGTACTCCAATTAAAAATCTTATTATCTATATATTTTTTTAGTTAATCAAGAAAATTTAAATTTAAAGGGTAAAAAACTTTACCTTTAAATTTAATAAAGAAATGCCTTCAAATAAAACTTTAAGAGTTCGTGGTTCAAGAGCACAAGTTATGCATGGAACTGCCGAGAAAACTAGTGGTGGCTTAACTAAAAGTGACCTAGAATATAATAAACATGGTCGTATAGTATCTAAAAAACGAGCGCAGACAATGAGAAAGAATATGTTTTAAACGCAATGAAATTATAAAATAAAAATGCCAGATTATATAGTTGAAGCTAAAACAGTTCAAACTGCTGCGATTCGAACTTTAAAAGAAGCTTTGAAATGTATTTTAGTTGAAATGAGTTTGATTTTTGATAAAGATGGAATTCGTATGATTGCTATGGATAATACTAGAACTGTATTAGTTCATTTGAAATTACATGCCGATAAATTTGAAAAATTTATGTATAATCATAAAGCAAATAAATTTGTTATTGGTGTTAATACAGATCATTTGTATCGTATTGTTCGTACTGCTACAAATGATGATACGGTAACTTTTTATGTTGATTCAAATGATTCAAATTCTCTTGGAATTTTACTTGAAGATGGTGAGAAAAAACAAGTAACTCGTTATAAACTTAACCTTTTAGATAGAGATGAACCTGATATTCAATTACCTGAAACTGAATTTTCTACACATTTTACTATGCCTTCAATGGATTTTCAAAAGATTTGTAGAGATATGACTTTATTAGGAGCAAAAACTGTAGAAATTAAAAATGTAGCTTCATCATTGACATTTGGATGTAAAGGGCATTTTGCTACAAGAACAACAATTATGGGAGATTCAGAGAATGAATTTAATATTAAGAAAAAAACAAATGATGATATTGTTACAGGAAGCTTTTCTTTACCTCATTTAGTTTTATTTACGAAATGTACTAATTTATGTAATAACTTAGACATTCATATGAAAAATGACTGGTTTTTAATGATTAAATATGTTGTAGCTAATCTAGGTGAAATTAAGTTATGTTTAATGCCTTGTTCAACTTAATCTTTCCATTTAAAAATTATTTTTAAAATTAATGTAAAGCATGTTGCCATAATTATAGGCATTATATGCATATTTCCATCTTCATGATCGTTTATAGCTGTTCCAAATAAATGATCCATAAAATCAGGTCCATAATGGAAATTTGTATTTCTATGATGCGTCTGATGGATTTCATTTGAACCAAATATAGAATAGTTTATTATATGTCCAAATGTCATAGTTAAAGTAATCATAATAACTACACTTGGTGAAAATATACGATAACCAATATAATGTTGTATTATTAAAGGTAATCCACAAAAACAAAACATTTCAAATAAGAAATCAATGAATAATTCCCATGATCTATCTATCTCATATAATTTAATATGATGAACTTGTGTATGTAAATTTAAAGGAAAATCTGGAAATATATGTAATAATCTATGAAAGAAATAATAGTGACAATACATTGAAACTAATTCAAATGGAATTGTAAATACAGATAGTTTTTCAGGATAGGTTAATAAAATACAAAAATAAAAAGGCAATACTCCTATAAAATAATACATTTTTACCCATTTGGGAAAATATGTATCAAAGAATTGGATTATAAATGGTATGATAGAATCTAAACAATAATAAATTTTATTCATTGTTAAATATCTGTAAAAAAATATATTTTAACAAACTTAATGATACTTGTTATTTGTGTAGGAATATTATTATTTGCTATTTGTAGTCCATTTTTATATTCGTGTATAACATGGAATTATTCATTGGCATGTTTGAGTCTATTATCATTATATACTAACTTAATCGTATCAGTTGTTTTATTAATAATTTATTTTATTTTGCCTACAAGAGCAATAGATTATATATTAGATTTATCTAATAAATTATTTAGAAGTGCATTCTTATCTTCTATTGAGAAAACAGAAGATAATATTAGAAAAACATTTTTAATCAAAGTATTATATCCTATACCTGAAAAATCAATAAATATATGGAGTCCACATGGAATGTCAGGTGTGACAGCAGTAATACATAATGGTTATAAATTAACAGATCCATCTTATAAACCTACTAAAGGTGTAGTTCATTCATTCTTTTTTTGTGTTCCTGTTGTAAAAGACATTATTAGACATTTGAATGCTATTCCTTCTGATTATTCAAGTATCAAAAGAACACTTGAACAAGAATCTATATCTATAACATTAGGTGGAGCAAAAGAAATGGGTATTTTTAAAGAAAAAAGATTAGACGTTGTAGTTAATAATCGTAAAGGAATATTTAAAATTGCTTTAGAAACTGGAATACCAATTGTTCCTATAATTACATATGGTGAAAATGAAATATTTCCTAGAAGTAATATTGACTTTTTTGACTACATAAATGATATTTACTATTTCTTGTTTAAAGTAAGATTTCCATTCCCAAGTTTAACATCAATTCAAAATTGGAAAAATATTTCCAAACATCCTCTTGAACCTATTCATACATATACAGGAAAACCTATCTTAGTAAAGAAAATTGATAATCCAACTTCAGAACATATAGAAAGATTGAAAAATAAGTATATTAAGAGAGTCAAAGAATTGTTTAAAGAAACAAATAATAGAGGTTATAGTTTGAATATTACTTAGGACGAGATTTATGTGCTGTATAAGTAACATCTGAACCAATTTTAAGATGTATCATATCATGATTCAAGTTATCAATAGAAGATAATGCTGTAACCGTATTCCAAATTTTAATGATAGAGAAAGGACCTTTTGGAGAAATAGTTATACCTGCCAAAGTTTCTTTGCGATTTAAAAGGATTTCATCTGTAATACAATTTACCATAGCATCTATCCAAATATCATAACATTTAGAAGCTTCAATTTTCTTTGACCATGCACCACCTGCTTCATTCTCAGGCGCATCCCAAAGAGGTTTGAAACCACGACGCATAAAGAAGAACATTCCTGATTCCCAAGCTTCACGAGAAATTGAGTCAATAATACTCCAAAATTGTTGAATAGTTGAAATATCTACAACTTTTAAATATGATTCAATAGAATAGTCCTTGGATTCAGGGTCGTGATACCATAGAATCCAAGAATATTGGAGCTTTGTTGTCTCCATTTATTGTTTGCCTTGTTAATAACATTTAAGTAAGAAACGGATTCGTTTTTCATTTAAATAATTCTTAAGTATAGCTAAATAATGTCCTTAACAGCAAGGATAGTATACGAACTAAGGTCTTGCCAAAAACTGGCATTGCCTCAAAGTGTTCATGAAAACATCGCAAAATTACGTATTATTCCTATGTCATATAGACCTGTACGCCCCCCTCCTAAATTTTATAGTTCACGTTCACATATAGATGAAGAAAATTGGAGAGCAAGTGTAATTAAAAGTTCTCTTCGAAAAGTTCAAGAACATGACGATCCTGATTACGCAAATGTATTTGGAATTCTAAATAAACTTTCTATTTCTAATTTTGAAAAATTAGTAAATGAAATAATTCTTATTCTTGTTAAACGTAACGAAGAATTTCGTATTAGATTTGTTACACTCGTTTTCAACAAATCTATTAGTGAAAATATGTTTGCATCAATTATGTCGGATTGTATTTTAAGAATTTCTCAAGTCATTCCTGAAATTAAAAAAGATATTTTAGAGCAAATTCATTTATTTCCAAAATTGTATGACATGAATGAAACAATTACATTTCCTGAACGCGAAGATCCTTTATTTCAGGATAAGCTTAAGTTATGGGTAACACAAAAAGAAAAGAGACGAGGATATTCAAAATTTATGACTTGTTTATTTATTCACAAAATTGTTTCGGAAGAATTAATGCTTGCTTCTTTAAAGACGATTGTAGATGATTTGAATGTAATTGCTCGTCAATCCAAAGATTCACAAACAGAAGAAAATACAAATCAGTATGTAGATTTCTTGTTTGAAAGTTCTAAAAAACTTCGTCCTGATTCTATTTCCATAAAACAATTTCTTAAAACTTCATTAGAAGAATTTATTAAGATTCCTCGATCTGAAATACCAAGTTTATCTATGAGATCCAAATTCAGAATTGAAGATATTTTGAAATGCGTTTAATAGATTAAAGTTCTTAACGTATAATAGAATAAATGGCATTACCTCCTGCTAGTGTTTTATTACGTGCCGCTCAAATTGCTCTTGATGATGATCGTCCTATTTATCTAGATTATTACAGAGATTCTATAGAAAAGAAATGTTGTATCGGTGTCAAAGAAAATACAAAATATCTTGTAAAATCCGATAGTGAATATACATCTAGTATTGAGTCTGTTTTTAAATGTGAAGAATGTTATATTGTTATGACTGAAAATAGTGTATATGTAGTTTCCAAAGAAATTCCTATAAAGAAAATTCTCCAACCTACACAAACAGAATAAATATAATATAATGCAGTATCCTCCCCCACATTATCTTTTATTTGAACCTTTGAATGATAAAAATACATTAGATGAATGGAAAATCTATAAATCAAATAATCAAACGTCATGTGAGTTTATGGAAATTGATGCAGCAGAAATTAATTCCGTTGATACTTTTGCTCCATGGTTTGATAATTGGATAACACAACTATCTTCAACAAGATATCGTGTTTTACTTATTTTACATTCAGATTTTTTAACTTTTTCATGTCAACAAATGCTTAGAAGATCTTTAGAAAATAGATCTTTTAAATGTAGAGTATGGTTTCATGTTGAAGACCCAACATTAATTCAATCAGCAATTCAAAGTCGTTGTATTATAAAACGAATGAATACTTTTATACATAAACCTATTATAAATATAATATGAATGTTTGTATTTTCACAGATGGGGCATGTTCCAAAAATGGTAAGAAAAATTCCAAAGCAGCATGGGCATGTTGGTTTCCTGAACATAAAAAATTATCAGATTCAGGAAGAGTCCCTGATTCTGATATTCAAACTAATCAAAGAGCTGAATTAATGGCAATTTTCAAGGCAATTGAAATAGCATTAAAATCGTTTTCTCCAAATGAAACTTCTTTAAGTATTTATACTGATTCTATGTATTCAAAAAATTGTTTAACTTCATGGTTACCTGGATGGGTAGCAAAAGAATGGAAAACTACACAAGGTAAAGATGTATGTCATCGTGATATAATTGAACAATTATCTTTGAACTTATCTAAATTTAAATCTTATAATATAGTTCATGTTTTAGCACATACAGGAAAAGAAGATGAACTATCAAAGAATAATGATATTGTTGATAAAATGGCAACAAAAGTTTTAAATCCGAATGAAGATAAAGTTATTTCAACAAATAAACAAGAATCAATTACTGGATTGCCTTTATCATTAATGGGTCCTCCAATTTCTGAATCTTCTGTTTTGGAATGGTGTTATAAAAATATGGATAAGATAGATAAAAAAGAATTAGATACAGCTATAATTTCAGCCTTATCTAAAACTCTAAAAAATAAAGGATTTGAATTATCAAAACAAAGATTACATAGGTCAAATATGTTTAGGTTAGTTTCTAAAAACCATTTAATAGTAGAAGGTCCAGTAATAATAAAAGAAGAATGACAACTGTAGCATATCATTTCTGGTCTCCTACATGTCAACCTTGTAAAGTTATAAAACCTTCTATTGAACAATTAAAAGAAGAATTTTCTGGCGTTCAATGGATTTCTGTAAATCTTCATGAAGATCCTCATGATTATGCTTTGAAATATAAAGTTACAGTTGTTCCTACAATTGTAGTTGAAACATTAAAAGATAATAAATCTATTCTAATTGAAAAACAATCAGGAACAAATCTAATAAATTATTATCGTATTTTGAGAAATTCTATTCGACAACTGTCTCTGTAATTAATTCACCATTTTTATATGCTTCACATACGAATTGATCTTGGTCGTTGGGAGCTGAACATGTTCCAACACCTGGGGTTCCATCATTTCCTTTAGGAGCACCTAATAATCCAGTTGGTCCAATAGAAGAACCACCTTTATTCAACCCATATTTTACGGCTGCCATTGAAGCAGAACCAAGACCAATACCTGCAATCACAGCCAATAAAACTTTTGTAATAGACCATCCATCATCAGCACAATTTTGTAATACTAGTGTTATATGCCCTATTAATAAAATGGCAAGTGTTACAGAAGGTGCAATAGTTGAAATTCCTCCACCACTTAACCATTGTAACATTAAATAATGCCATATTATAGTTGTTACTAAAATTATACTTGGTGGTAAAATACTATTATCAAAGAAAGGCATTCCGGAAATATAACAGAAAAATTTGTTTCCAATAGGATTGGCAATCCTAGGAGGGTCACCCGGCGCTCGCGCCGCGCGCCAAGCAGCTAACCTGGAAACCAAGTCCGCTTCACGAGGACTTAAAGAAAAACTTCTAAATACTCTATTTATTATAAGACCTAATATTGCAAATGCATTAGGAATTAATGCAGTATAAGATTGAAAAATAATACTATGTAAAAATCCAAACGAAAATACAGCTGTAGGCGAATATTGAATTAAGTCTGTAAAGAATTCTTTAATTACTTCAAGCACATTAGCAGGTAAGTATGGATAAATAAATTTTATGAATAAAAGACCCAACACTCCAAGTAACAATAAAGACACTAATATCATACCTATAACTTGCCATGCTGCTTGATATGGATCACTACTTAATATAGCCATATTGTTTATTCGCAAGATACAAAATAAAGTCAAATAATAAATGAGTATATACTCTTCATCAACTACATGGGGAGGGCAATGTGCCTCAACACATCAAAGTCCTATTAATGTATCACAATCTTCTGCTAAACCTTGTGATTTATTATGTGATCTTGTTTTTGATAATGTTTTTATTCCACAAGCAAATGTTATGGTTTCAGATGAAGGAATAGTTCTTCAAAATACTCCTGGATTAGGATCATGTAAATTTAATGGTGAAGGATATACATGTACGAATTTATTAGTTACACATCCAAGCCACCATACAATTGAAAACATTCAAGCAGATGGTGAAGTTGTAGCAGTTTTTACAAATCCTTCAGGAAAGATTTTATGTGTAAGTTCATTATTTAGAGTGAATTCGACTGAGTCTGATTCATCATCATTTTTTAATTCTTTTATTCCTTACGCTAATCCTGGAGTAGAATATACCCCTGTAAGTTTAGGTGATAATTGGGGACTATTTAAAATGGTTCCTTCAGCAGGACAATATTTTGTTTATGAAGGTTCATTAATAGTTCCTCCATGCTCACAATGTACATGGGTAGTTTTTAAATCTATGATTAATATTGATTCTAATAATTTTGCTCTTTTAATCAAAAATGTAGCACCTGGTTCAAGACCTCTTCAATCTTTAGGTGATAGAGAAGTTTATTTCAATGATACTCAACAATTAGCTGGTGGTCCTATGCCTCATGATAATAAAGCTTATATGCGTTGTAAAAGAGTAGCAAAAAAAGGTGGAGATGTAAAACCTGTATCTAAAGCTCCTTTGGGACAAGAAAGTGATAAAAAGAAAAAAGGACATTTAGATAAAGTATCAGATTGGGCGTCCGAACAAATAGCAGAGAATGGAATTATTGCTTTAATAGATATAGTAATTTTATTTGTTACTGCTTTTTATGGATGGAAATACGCAAATGATTCTTTTACACAAGGTTCTACATTGAAATTTGTGATAAAATTTTTTGAATGGATTGCAGGATTAATAAGATCATTATTTGGATTTAGTTAACGCTTATCTTCCCAACATGTTTGGTGAGAAGGTTTTTCTTCTCCTCCCCATACAGTTTCTTCTTCTTGAGGAGCATCAGGATCACCATATTTTTCAATTAATGTAAGTTCTTTCTTTTGTTTCTTTACTCGTTCTACTTTAATCCATTCATCTTCTTGCTGATTAGGTTTTTGAGGAATAGGTTGTTCTTCTTCAAATCTATTACACTTTTCAAATGTAGGAATAATTATAGGTTTATATGTTTGTTTATCTTCAGGCATTACAGATTTTTTATAATCATCATGCATTTTCCATTCGGATGCTAATTCGGCAAATGTTGGTCCTTCAAATTTTTTAGGTATACGAAGTTCTTTTGTTACTAGTTTCGGATATTCTTCTTTAGTTGCCTCCATTTTATTAAGAAATACAATAATTTTTTTCGATCCGTTTTGAACGAAAAACGAATTACGTATTAGAAATTGTAAAATATATAAATGGTTATTTGTATATCTATAAATTCAAATGGAGGAATAAATGAATTGAATATTCTTCCAAAAGAAAAAGATGTTCTTGAATTTATTCGTAAAAAGTTTAAGAATACATCCATACAATTTCAAGGAAAAATTCAAGACCCTTTAAAAGAATCTTCATGGCTTTCTATATTTGCTTCATCTGAAGGATTAGAAGAAAATATTAATCAACATATTCTTCCATCTCCATTCAACGAAGAAAATTATTACGGTCATATTGTAATTCTCTCATCTGATTCAGAAGAACAAGATGAATATGATCGTCTTAGTAGTTCATATACAAATTTAAAATCTGATTATTATGAACTTTTATATCAAGAATGGACGTTTGATTCGGAAGAAGAGCAAGAAGAGGAAGAGGAAGAAGAGGAAGAGGAAGAAGAGGAAGAAGAGGAAGTTGGTAATAGACCTGTATTTATATCAAAACCAATTCAACGAAAATCTGAAAATGTATTTGTTGATTGTGCGATTCGTCAAAAAGTCATTGAGAATTTCAATGAACTTCTTGAAAATAATGAACTTTCGAATCAATTAGAAGAATCTTTATTACATGTAATTAGTGATCAAGCAATTAAAGAAAATATGGATATTGATTGGTCTAATCGTGTATTTTGGAATATGTATAGAAGTAAAGCAATTACGCTTTATGAAAATCTGAAAGGATTTGGAAGTTACGTTCAAAATAATGAAGATTGGATAACAAAAATTAAAAAAGGCGAGATAAGTATTCGTGATTTTGCTGAATTATCGGCAGTTGAATTATGTCCAAAAAGATGGAAAGATGCTCTTGAAAAACAACTTGAAAATGAAAAGAAACTTCAATCTAAAAATAATACTGCCTCCATCTTTATGTGGTGTTCAGGATGTAAAAAGAAATCTAAATGTGATTATTATCAAATGCAAACTCGTTCTGCTGATGAACCTATGACTACATTTATGAATTGTTTGGAGTGTGATCGTCGTTGGAAGTTTTAGGAATTACTAATGATAATTTTTCAGGAACTACTACAGGTGTCATTACATGATGATCTGCTCTAAATATTGATATTTTATGAATACCATTTACTTCATTAGGCATAGCAACTCCATGATTATGTTTAAATTTTTTATTGAATTCATCAATAATTGATGGAGGACAATTCGGTGTTGTTTCAGCTAATCTCTCCATAGTTTCACGAACATGAATTAAAAGAGATTCAGCCGTTGTTCTTTCATCACGAGGTAAAGATAATTCAATCGCAATTTTTGATGATAATTTTCCATAAGATAATTGTGCTATTCTATGTGCCTCTGAACGTTTAGCAAACGCAAAGAATCCACCTAAAGTATTTAAAATACCCACGCCAATAGAAACTAAACCAATAGCAATACTTGATGTTTTTGTATCTCCATCAAATAAAGTTGTAGAACCTACAGAAGCAGTTCCTGCTAAAGTCGAAAGAATTATAACAGGAACTTGAACGTAAGAATTATATTTTCCAGTAAGAATTTCAGCACGAGTATGTAACCAAGCTAGTCCACGACATCTTTCACCTTCTGCTGCTAAAATATCTTCTAATTGAGAAGACCATTCAACTTCAATTTCAGAATCTTCCATTTATAATAAATATATCAAAAAATAAATTAACGCGGTAGAGATAAGTTGGGGGATGGAAGGTATTTGGATATATGAAGACTATAAAGATCATGAACTTGAAAAGAAATTAAGTAAAATTTTATCTAATAAATCACTGATTAATCGCGTTGTAAAAATAATAGGGTTATTTAATTTTATTAAAAAAAATAATATTAATACAGTTGAAAAGTTACAAAAAAAGGTAAGAAAAGATGGAAAACCATTATTTACAAAACATCAAGCAGAAGAAGTCGTTAAAAAAAGTGGAGGTGGTAAAGCTTATAACGCATTAATTCAAAGAGGTTTAGATTATGCTTATTTATTGACACCTGAAAGTATCAAAGGAATTTTAGATCCAATTCGTAAATTTATTTTTCCTTTAAGTGAAGTTCCTGTAATGGTTGACGGAAATGAACAACCTGAAGGATGGGTAGCAAGAATACCAGTTACAGGTCAAGCAGTAAGTATGGGATTAACTATTGCTACTGAATTCAATAAAACTGCAGCAAAATTAGCTCAACAATATACTCCTATGATAATAGGTCTTGTTCCTATTCCATTTTCAGCACCTGTTGGAATTGCTCTTGGTTATATGATGTCTGCTATGTTTATATTTTTTAATATGGTTATTTTTACAGCACAACATAGATTTGGCGATGTATATATTCAAAGTCTAGCTTTAATACCATTTGTAGGTTTAGCATTTCAAAATTTTGGAGATTCAAGTGATAAATTTATGGAAACCTTTGCTGAAAAAAGACAAGCATTAATTGACCAATTAAGAGGTAAAAAAACTACTGATGATAAAGGTAATGAATCATATGATGGGAAACTTGCGTTTGTAGGAAATTTTTTAGACAATTTTACATTTAATCCTTTGGAATCAGTTAGTGAAGATGACATGAAAAAAGCTGTTGAAAAAATAAAAAGAAAAGTTGGGGAAGCAACAGCAAATGTTCAAACAACTGTTTCAACATTACAAAAGGATGTTATGGCATATACAACAAACCCTGAAAATAGAAGTGGAGTTCAAGCAAAATGGTTCGGTAGTTTAAGAAATTGGGTTTATCAAAATTCACAACAAGTTTTAGGCAAAATGAATAATTTAGCTAATAAAACACCTGAAGAACGAGCTGAAATAGAACAATGGTTGAGAGGTTACCTTGGACTAGTTAAAGAACAACTAACAAACCCTACAACTCCAGAAGCAGCTGAATTACTTGAGAAAGAAGCACAAAACGTTAAAGACAATTTAAAAAAACTCAACGTAGATCCAAATAATCCTTCACCTCAACAATATCAACCTCCACCTCAACAACAACCTAAACCCCAATTAAATACAGCACAACGCGTTAATGCGGCTGCTAAAGCCGCATCTGACTTAGGAGATAAATTAGTGACAAATGTAAACAAAACAGCAACAGGGGTAAAAAATTATTTTAAGGAAAAGAAAAATCAAGGCAGAACTTGGACGCAGGCGTTAACAGATGGGGCTTCGGCGGTGCGGGCGGTGGGGACGAGCGCGGCGAGCGCGGCTAAGAACTCGGCGGCAGCGGCGGCGGCAGCGGTTGGAAAAAAATTTAGAGACAGCGGAATAGCTGGAGGTGGTAATAAACGATTATCAAGACGTAAACGTAAGATAAGTAATAAGGTAATTCATAATAAACGATTTTCAAGACGTAAACACAATACAAGTAAATGGAGGACGTTAAAGAAACGTTGAAAGAATGGATATCATTAGATGATGAAGAGCGTAAATTAAAGCAACAACTTGCTTCATTAAAAGAAAGAAAACTCAAAAATTCTGAAAAAATCTTGGAATTTATGAGAAATAATAAAGTTGATAATTTTGTTTTGGATGGTAATGGATTAGGTAATATTTCAAGATCCGTAAGAACTTCTAAACCTCCTTTACGTAGAAATGTAATTAAAACACAACTTTTACTTGAATTTGCTGATCAACCACAAAAAATCGCAGCAGTTCTAAGAAATATTGAAGGTGTTGATGAAAATATGTCATCAACTGGAACTACTAAAGAATCACTTATTAGAAGAATTCCTAAACTTAAATAAAGCATCTTGTGCGGCTAATTGTTCTGCTTGTTTTTTAGTTTGAGATGTCCCTTCTCCAATTTCTCCTAATGGACTCATAGCAGCCATAGTATAAGAATTTTGAGTAGAATTTATCATTTTATAAGTTGGAGTATAATGAAATGTTGCTTGACAATATTTTTGTAATTGTTCTTTGAAATTCCGATTATTCATAAGAATTTTTGGAATATCAATATACATTTCAATTAAATTAATTATGAATGATGAAACAACTTTAAAATCATTTCCTGAATCAGTCCATAAAGCACCAATAAATGCTTCTAAAATATCACCTAATTTTTTAATGTTTGTTCTTCCATTACATGCGTCTTCATTATGTTTTGAAATTATATAGAATTTATCAAGACCAATTTTTATACTTAATGAACCTAACATTTCATTACAAACAATTTCCTTTTTTAAATCTGTAAGAAATCCTTCTTGTTCTTTAGGAAATCTTTTTACAAGATAAGTTGATACAATAGCACCTAAAATTGAATCACCTAAATGTTCTAAACGTTCATATGATTCATCAAATAAATCAATACAATCATCAGGTTTATCAATTAATTTAATTTTTTCGCCTGTTGGTGAAGTATATTCTTCTCTTCGAACATAAGATGAATGAATCATAGCATTTTGAAATAATTTTAAATTTTTGATATTGAAACTACACTTATAAGTTGTAAGTATAGTTTGAATATCTTTTAATGATAGAAGTTTATTTCTTGAATTATAAGGATTATACATTCTTATTTCTTAGACTTCTTATTACGTTTAGTCCGTTTTCGTTTTAGTTTAGTTTTACGTGTTTTTTTGCGTTTACCTCCTGCGTTTCCTGGTTGACCATGACATATAACACCATATCGTTCATCAGTTAAAACTCCAGTTAATAATCCTGTTTCACCACAAAATAGAGAATCCCTTGCGAATTCACCAGTTTGTTTTGTGCGGTCAAAATAACTTTTTAATTCTGGAAATTGATTCTCCATTAGCATGTGAATTTGACCTCTTAATAACGCAATCATGTCTGCACCAGTTACTACACCATCAAAATTCCTATTTGCTTCCTCCTTAATAGCTGAAAATCGTGTTGTATATTGTAAAAATAATTGATTAAACTGAGGTAATAAAGGATGTTTCGCACTCTCTAAATTTACAGCGATAATTCCAATATTGTTTAAGAACTGTGTTAAACCTTGAATTGCTGAATATTCCGCACTCATATCAGGTAGTAAATTTGTAATCCCAGAGGCTGTAGCGGCCTCAATTAATAGTGGTGGAAAAATGTTGGATTTTAATTCGTCATAAAGTTCATTATATTTTGCTATTAACCATTCAGTTTTTGATTCTTCTGTATTTTTAGCTATAATTTTTCCAGCGTTTTCGTGTAATGATGTAATAAGATTACGATATAAAAAATTAACATTTCTAGAAAGAGAACTTAAATCTTCAATATAAAAACCGCCAACATTTCTACCTGCTGCATACCTACTACGTTTAGCTGCTATATAATCTGTAACAATCTTAATTCTAGCCATAATTTGTCCACCTCGTGAATGTAGCCATGTTGCTCTTTCTAATCCACCGTTTGTAATTAGTCTGACAATAGCTGGAGCACTAGAAAGAGAAGTTAAATAAGTTCCAATTAAATTAACACTTGGCTCTGGATTTGTAAGATTTCCTGCTTCATCAAACATTTTAAAAAAAAGTAATGAATCTTTATTACCATTACATAATCTATGTGCCCATTCATAATTGCTAAAAAGATTTACTTCTGAAGGCGGTGCACCTGGAATATTTTGTGGTAAATCTAAATATATTATTGAAGCTGCTGCAGGTACTAGATGTTCACATTCTGGTGCATTTAAGCAAGAAGCTTTTTGTCTAGCAGTTAACCCATCATTCATCCAATTTTCTTCAGGGTTTAGAACATAACCCATTTCTTGAACACTCCATCCACATAACCAACATCTTGAATTTCCATCTCTACTTGTTGGAAAACCAGATTGAGTTGTTGCCCGTTGAGAAAAAATTGTTTCACATTGTGCTCTTGCACCAACAAATTCAATAACATCTCTATCAGTAATTATTGTTGTTCCAGAATTCAAAGTTATTGATTTTATTAATACTAAAAAGAGTGAAAATCGTGTTCTTTCATCCATTACTGCACTACTAAACATTAATACGCTATTTAACAAACGAATAAGTTCGCTTGGACCAAACTTTGTTAAAGTATGTTTAAATTTTGTGTCTATTACTGATGATATTTGTAGTGGTGTAAGAATTGTTTGTATAGCTGCGCGTATATCTGGTTGTACACTTTGAGGATTTTGAGATGCCATTATTTAAATACAACATTAAAATTGTATTCTTGAGAAATAAGTTTCTTAGATTGTTCTTTTACGATAAAACCAAACAATTCTTCTGCGTTAGCGTGTCCGCCCATATGAGTTAAACAATTCTGAAGATGTTCTTGAAGATCTTTCTTGGACAAAGACCAAGATTTTTGAGAACCAGGTTTGATAATTTGAATTTCTACATTGTCTTCTTCAACTTTCATTTTATCTAATTGAGCAAATTCAGGAAGTCTAATTACTTGTGCTAATTGATCTTTAATAAGAGAACGTTGTTCTCGTTTTTCATATACTTCTTTATTTAGATTGAAAAGTTCTTTTTCAACACTAACTAGTTTCTTAACACAACTCTTGACTTCTTTGAGAATATTCTCATTATATGTCTCCATTTTTAATATTATATGAATATCAATAAAACATAATCCATTTTTAAGATAATGGATAAAGAACAAATAGAAAAATTAAGACAAGCTTTTAATAAAGAACATTCTTCAATTCCAATATCGAAAGGTTCAACATCATATATTTGGAAAGAATTACAAAAAAGATTTCATAAACATTGTGACCAAAAATTACAATGTATTATTACTGAATTTATGAAAAAACCTAAAGCTCCTGAATCATGGAAGTCAAATCCTAAAGAATGGTTGACATCAGAAGATATAGATAAAATTGAAAAACAATTTGAAAAATTATATGTAGGTTATAAATATTTAGGAACTATTCCAATTGATTTTGATAAGAAATCAGAATTAGGAAAATGTATTGTTGATTCTTTATGTGCTATAAAATTAGATACTCTTTTAAAGAAAGGTTATACAAGAATAGGAATTGTATTTAATACGGATGTAAGTACAGGACCTGGTGAACATTGGATTGCTATATATTGTGATATAAGACCTGAATTAGAATATCCAAGATTTACATATTTTGATTCATACGCTGAAGAACCTGAAACTGAAATTCAAAGATTAATGTTTCGATGGAAAGAAGAATGGGATTCAAATCATCCAGAGAAAATGCTTCTTTCATATAATAAAACTCGTCATCAATATGAAGATAGTGAATGTGGAATGTATTGTTTAATTTTTCATCATTATTCCTTAAATGAAATACCTATGGATAAAAGAATTCATGATAAAGTGTGTAGAAGTTTTAGAGAATTATTTTTTAATATAGCGAAAGTGTAATGGATAATATTCTTCCAGTAGCAGCAGATAATACTATGCTTTATGTTTACTTATTTATAGGTGTTATTGGAATAGGTTTAATAGCATGGTTTTTTTACGAAACATTAGTTCCTAATGAACATAAAGCTCTTTTAGAAGCTACACCAAAATTTAAAACTTATGAATCTGTTACTAAATTAGCTCCTATGGGATGTCCACAAACACCAGCATTCAGATTATGTGATTATTATATTGCAAGTTCATCATATTCTCTTTTTCCAGGCTCAGATGTATATGATTATATTTCTGATAAAATTCTTCCGATGGTAATTAAGGCAGGAGCAAGATTAGTAGAATTAGATATTTATGCAGACAATAATGATAAACCTGTTGTTGGACTTAAAAATCAAAAATTAGGAACAGATTATGCTTATAATACTGTTCCTTTAAGTGCATGTCTAACTTCTATTGGAAATAATGCATTTAATTCTATAAGTTGTCCTGTATCTTCGGATCCATTTATATTAAGTTTAGTTTTTCATACAAATAAAAATATAGTAATTAATGCAGCAGCAGAATTAATTAAAGAATCAGCAATAAAACCTAGATTATTAGATTATGAATATGGATATCAACGTAAAAATGTAGCGGTAGAACCTATATGTAATTTACAAAATAAAGTAATTATTGTTTCAGGTGGGAATGAAATTAAAGGGACTTTAATGGAAGAATTAATTAATTTATCATGGTCAACTTCTCATTTACGTAGATATACATATTCACAAGCTTCTCAACCTCATGATCATGATGAATTAATTGATTATAATCGTAATAATATTACTATGGTTGTTCCTGATAATTTAGAAGATTTAAAGAATAATAATCCTCAAATTTTATTAACATATGGATGTCAATGGACATTAATGAATTATGGTTCAATTGATACAATGATGGAAATATATATTGGCGAATTTCAACAAAATAGTTCAGTATTAAAACCTGCCGGATTAAGAGCATTAAAACCTAAAAAATATAAAACTCCTATTATGCCCGACCCCTCAGTATCATTTCAACCTATGCAAAAAACTTCTCCAATTTACAACGTCGTAATTTAATTTCTCTGCGTTAAAGTATAAAAATGTCTGGTAATGCTCCTCTTCCTCCTCCTAAAGTTCCTCCTCCTCCTCCTCCTCCTGGCGGTGGTCGTAGAAAGACTGCGTGGATGAAACATGTAGCTGCTACAATGAAATCTGAAAAAAGCAAGAAAGGATCAATGGGTAAAGGTTGGTTCAAACATGTATTAAAAACGGCAAAGGCAAGTTATAAAAAGAAAGGTGGTTCTCTTCCTCTATCACCTCTTCCTTTAAGTGGAGGAAGAACTCGTCGTCGTCATCGTGGTCGTAAATAAGTTCATATCTAAGGAAAAAAAGTAATGTAATATATAAATACAAACATGGGTGGTGGTTTATTACAACTTGTAGCATATGGTGCTCAGGATGCGTATATTTCAGGTAATCCTCAAATTACATTCTTTAAAACTCTTTACAAGCGTCACACGAATTTTGCTATGGAAGCATTTCGTGTGAATTTTAATGGACAAGCCGCATGGGGAGTAAAACATTCAGCTGTCATTGGTCGTCACGCCGATCTAATGTATTCTACTTACCTTGAAGTAGTTCTTGATTCTGGTAATTACAATAACGATCAAGGACGTCTTGGGTACAATCTTTTACATCGTGTAGAACTTGAAATTGGTGGACAATTAATTGATAGATTATATGGCGAATTTATGTATTTATGGGATGCGTTATCATCTGATTATCTAAAATCAGTTAAAGCGTTTCAAATGGTAGGTGGTGGTCTATCAAGTGGACCTGTCTTCGCAGGTGGGCAAAGTAATTGTAATGCTGGTTCAGGTCGTCCTGGATTACCTACAATTCTTTATATCCCTCTATCCTTCTTCTACACTAAGAATCCTGGTGTAGCTTTACCTTTAATCGCTCTTCAATACCATGAAGTTCGTATTAATGTAATTTGGAATGAAGTACAAAATATTGCAGGTGATCTTGACACTACATTAGTTGGATCTAGTAGCACTGTTCCTCAACCTCTTCAAGCTGCAGTATATGTAGATTATATTTATTTAGATACTGAAGAACGTCGTCGTATGGCTCAACAATCACATGAATATCTCATTGAACAAACTCAGTTCAATGAAGATAAATCTCTTTCTTCTTATTCTAACAGAATTGATCTAACTTTCAATCACCCTGTAAAAGAACTCATTTGGGTCGTTCAACCTTCTTCTTACACAAACTGTAATCTAGCTAAGGCTGCTGGTGCGACCTCCCTAAAACCTTTTACATATGATCGTGATGCTGTATACGAACAATGGTTACAGATTAACGGTCAAGATAGAATGGATAAGAGATATGGCGATTATTATAATAAAGTTCAGCCTTATCAACATCATACAGGTTTAGCTGGAACTTATCAACTTGCACCCAGCATGACATTTCGTATTGATTCTCTTGCTACCTCAGACACTATAACTTTAAGTGGTAGTGGACTACCATTTGACGCAAATGTAAATGAGAGAGTTCGTATTATAAATTCCAAAGCTGGAAATAACGGAATTTATTTAATTCGGAACTTTGAGTTTGCTGGAACAACAGCAATACCATTAGATAAAGCAGATTATAGCGGAAATGCTGCTGCGTTTACAGCTGAAACAGGGAATATCACCGCCACAGCAGGTGGTAGTGAAACTATATTACTTGAATTCTTGGATAGACAGCCTAATCAACTTGCATATTCTCAGCCTGGTATTTATTCTTATTCATTTGCTCTAAAACCTGAAGAGCACCAGCCTTCCGGAACATGTAACTTTTCAAGAATTGATACGGCACATCTTCTAATAACTCTTTCAGGTGATGTAGTAGTAAGTCCTGATAGTGATAATACATGGGACGTTCGTGTATACGCGATTAACTATAACATTCTTCGTATTATGTCTGGCATGGGTGGTCTAGCTTATTCCAACTAATAATATTCATATCAATAAATAATGGAAGTAGATAAACTACTTATTGTAGCACATCCTGATGATGAAGTTCTATGGGGAGGTATAAATTTATTATCACAACCAGGATGGTTTGTTATATGCTCTACGCATTTAAACGATCCTGTAAGATCTCGTGAATTCTTTAATACTATGTCATATTGTAATGTTACAAGATATATCATGTTTGATGTTAAAGATGAATATACAGAAGATCCAGAAGAAGCAGATAGATTATATGATGGTTCAATATTTGAACAATTCTTAAAAAAACTTTCTTCAAAATCATGGAAATTAGTTCTTACACATAGTGAAAAAGGTGAATATGGACATGAACATCATAGAAAAGTTCATCGCTTAGTAAAAAAGTATTTTCGCGGAGCTAAATTCTTTGATTTAGGATCTAAACTTTCTGCTGGAGATATTGAAAGAAAAAGAGCTTCTTTATTATTTTATAGAAAAACTCAATCTATTTGTAAAACTATTTTTAATAAAAAAAGCACTAGTTTAAAAGTATCTGAACGTCAATTCTTTTTTAATGAAAAAGTTTATCTTCCAGAAAAAAAAGAAATTTCTAAAATAATTCATCAAATATGGTTCGGTAAACCTCTTGCTACAAATTCAGTTAGATATCATTTAATGAAAAACGTTGAAACTTTAGCATTGAATAATGGTTATCAATATAAATGTTGGACAAATGATGATTTATTTTATGAGAATTTTCCTCTTGTATGGGAATTTATTCAATTAGCTATTCAAAAAGGTGAAGAATTAGAACAATCAAGATTCGCACAAGTTGCAGATTTAGCAAGATTGGAAATTCTACATAGATTTGGTGGTATTTATATGGATTCATTATTTGAAATTTCTACTAAATTTTTAGAATTTATAACTAGAAATAATAAGAAAAATCTTATAGTAGCAAATGAAGATCCGTGTGAATTAAATTGTAAAGGTGTTGATGGAAAAAAATATATGTCAAATGGATTCTTTGCTTCAAAACCTGGCTCAGAAATTTTGAAAAGATTACTGAATTATGATGTTCTTGAAGAAGTAGATTGGGATAGTGTTTATATTAATCGCACTACTGGTCCGTATTTTTTCAGATCAGCAATGAAACCTAGTGATGATATATTAGTTATTCCAACTGAGAAAATATATCCATTTATGGTCAATGATTCTGCGTATAGAAAAGCAAAACCTAATGAATGTATTACTCAAGACGATAAAGTCTTACATAATTGTCTAAAAGAAAAATATTCTGAATCATTAGCAGTTTATCATTCAGGTTTTGGAGGTTCATGGAGTTGGTGAAGTTTCTCCAAATATAAAATTGCATCCATTAATTCTTCTTTCATATGTTGAATCCATTGTGAAAAACTTAAATCCTTTCTATCTAATGTAGTCCCATACTTCTTTTGTCCTAGTTCAGATCGTTCTTGAAATTGTCTAAGAACACTCTGAACTATTGAATCCATTATAATTAATATAAGTATCTTATAAGTAAATTACCATTCCATTGCAATATCTTCCATATTACATGCACCTTGCTCTACATCTTTACGTTCTTCTTCTTCTACACGAGCATTTGCTGAATTCAAATCAGTTTCAAATACAGATAAATCTTCTTCTGAACCTTCAGGTAATTTAGTTTCATCAATAAGAATATCTACAAATCCTGTTCCACATGGCGGTTTTTGTCCAAACATAATATTTGCCGATACACCACGCATATTATCAAATTGTGATCCTAATGCTGCTCCAAATAATACTTTTGTAGTTTCTTCAAATGTTGATTTAGCAAGAACACCTGATTCACTTTTATTCATACCAAACCTATTTGCTTCAATTAGACGACCAGGATAAGTCATTGTATCAATCAATGTAATCATATGATGATAATTCACAAATTCTGTAGCAAATACTTCCATAAATTCTTCAAATAACATTGAACGAACAGTTTCAATACCAAATACATCTAAAACTTCATAAATATCATTTGAGAATGATCGAAAAGGATCCGTTCCTGGAACTGAACTTAAATCAAGTAAATTTGTTCCTTCTACATCAAGAACATATTGCTTTAAAGGAACATATCCACTAATAGTTTCATCAAATAATAACTCTTTAGCTAATTCACGAACATAAACTTTTCCAATTCCTTCAACTCCTGTTAAAACAGTATCTAGTAACTTATCTTCGATAAATCTTAAAGATAAAGCATTCTTTACAACTTCTTGTGCGAATACAATACGAATTACAATTTTATCAGGTGAATTTGTATCTGAATGTGCACAAGAGAATATACGAAGAACTTTATTATTTTCTAGTTTTGTCTGAATTAATGTCATATCAATAATATTACGAGCAACCATTTCATCTTTATCTAATTCTAGTCGCATAATCCATGGAGATGTACAATTTTGTCCTTGTGTCACTGAAAACTTTTGGTATGATTTTAGTAATTCACGATCTTCTTCAACTACAGAATCAGGTGTTAAAGGATTTGGATCATAATAAATACGAACAGATTTTGTAATATCACGCATAGTAGTTTTTTGGATTTCCTTTTTCTTTGCTAGAACATCGTCAGATGAAACAGCTATATTAGAATCTAAATATACCACATTTGAAGGATTTTTAGGATTGGATGATACACTCAAAAGTTCTATAATACGAGGAACACCTTGCGTTGCATTAGCTTTAGCAGTTCCAGCTGAATGGAAAGTATTTAGTGTTAATTGTGTAGTAGGTTCACCAATAGATTGTGCTGCAATAGTTCCCACCATTTCACCAGGATGAACTGTAGATTGAATATATTTAAATTGAACTTCACGAATTAATTCATCAAATAATTCTTGAGTTAATCGTAGAACCATAATTGATTTTTTAGGTGCTAGATAAAATCGTAGTAAAATATGAAAGAGTTTATTATATTTTAGAATAGGTTCTTCACAAATTCTTTGTAATTCTTTAATCACATATTTTGGAGTTAAATTACTTTTTGTAGCATAAGGATTCGCATATTTTTCAGTAATACGCTTTAAGTTTACAGGAGCACTTACTTCTTCTTTTTTAGTAAATCTTAGAATATCACGAACAAGAATATCTCTATCTTTAATAATTTCATCTACTAAATCAGATGTATCATCAACATCTTCAGAACATACTTTCTTAAGTTCATCTAATGACAAAGCATAATGTTCATAAATATCTGCTAGAGACATTAATCCAAGATTACATTGTTGAACTTCTACACATGCAGAATCAATACCATCACCACCATACCTAAATTGTACGATAGTTCCATTAACATTACGAACAGTTCCATCATATTCTACATGTAAATCTTCCATTGACTTAACAAGTTTTCGTTGAATATATCCTGAATCTGATGTCTTTACTGCTGTATCAATCAAACCTTCACGACCACCCATAGCGTGAAAGAAGAATTCAGCAGGACGAACACCTGTAATAAATGAATTTTCTACAAATCCACGAGATTCAATACCATCATCATATTTAGCAAAATGAGGAAGAGTTCTATCTTGTAAAGTATATTGAATACGACGACCACCAATAAGTTGTTGACCTAATAAAGCAGCCATTTGACCAATATTTAGATATGAACCTTTAGAACCTGATTCTACCATTTCTTTCATACGATTATCATCAGGCAAACTTGCGGTCATTTGACTATTAATTTCAGATGAAATGTCTTTTAATGCATTCGAAATTTGATTTTCTAATTCTTCGCCATCAGGACGACCTGAATTATTTAAGAATGTTCCTGCATGAACACTCGATATAATTTCAGCTACTTTTGTTCTACCTTTTTCAAGTTGTGTTCGAATAACTTCCATCGTTTCTTCATTTGCAATTAAATCAGATGCGCCAACAGAAAATCCAGTAAATAAATTGAATTTTGTAATTACATTCTGAACGTCGTTAATAAACTGCCCT